CTGCCCTGTGTTTGATTATAAGTTACATGTCCTGTAACAGGATCAACTTGTGTATCGCGTTCACGAAAATGCATTTTACTAACAAAAGAAGCATCACTAGTTCTATTTCTATCTAATGCAAGACTGCTAACATAAACACTGATTCTAGGTGTGCTATTAACTTTATTTTCGCTGTTATTTCTTATGATGCTGGCAACTTGTCGATCAGCATCTCCGTATATAACTGGAATACGATGTAAAGTTCCGTCACCATATTTAACAACAAAATTACTCAAAACACGAATCGTCTGAGATATGTAACGTCTTATTTGTCCGTCATAAAAATGTAACATTAGAAATCCGCCTTGGGTTTAAGAGCAGTACTCAAACTTGAGCGTTGAGCTTCTCTATAATTATATAATGAAACTGACCAAACACCATCATATGGTATAGTTTGCCCAGCTGGAAGTGTTATTTTTAGTTTAGTTTTTATAATTCCTATACTATCTGTATAACTATACGAACTTAATATTGTTGGATAGTCTGAAATAGCATAGCCTAATTGAGTTATATCTAATTTTAAAACTACATAGGCCGCTGTAATATAATCAATCAAGGTATAAACAACAGTAGTACCAGTTAAAATATAACCATCAGCTTGACCAGTTATTGGTGAAAGATTATGTGAGAACCCTGTCGCAACTTGATCATTGTATGTATAGTTGGTGTTATTGATAAATTGACTGATATAAGATTGTCTTGTGTCGCTATTGGTCATATTCATTCGAACTGCATCTTCTACTTTAACCCAGCGTGTACTATCAAAGCGGAATAATCTATTAGGAAGAAAATCAGTTCTTAGGAAGAAATCATCTTGCCGAGCACTTGCTGGAAATTGAATACCGAAACCAAAGTCATATCCGTTAACAGGAAATCCATCTCCTACCAAATATCCGGTATAACCAGTACGTGCAGGTATACTGTTTGATGCACTAGCCTTGATGTTGCTGACATTGCTAGCATCTAATGTAGATTCGTCAGCAGTTTCTAGCATAGGTTTACCTTGATCATCAACAGCTAGTGTATAAAACTGTCGAGTTTCATATCCGCTCTTAGGAGCATCGGCTTCTGCTTGTGCAATCACTTGGTTATTGATCGCTATTTCTTTGTTATAGGTACTGAGTAGATCTTTAAGTGTTGTTCCAACAACATCATCGCCGTTGGCATCTTTAGCCGCTTGGTTAAAAATCTGTGCAAATTGCTGATTGTCTGTGACTTTCTTGCATTTTAGTCTGTATAAATGTGGGTACCAAGTTACTGAAAATCCTTCGCTAGCACGACCTACATCTTCGATTACATAATAACGTGGTAATGTTAGGTCAAAATCATTGAGTGCAAAATCATCACGTAAATGCGGCAATTCAAACACATCGCCTGAAATAGGTTTACGACCGATAGTTTTAACTATGTCATTAATATGAACGGTCATATAAATTGTATCGTTATCTATAAAAAGACCAAACTGACTAAGATTAAAGTCGATATTTGCCACACTATAAATGCCGCGTATGCGATAAATTTCAGTATCATACGCACGATCACGATTTTCTAAAAATAAAAGATCTTGTATATTTGCCACATTTTGCGTGGCATAAACTGGTTGATCAGCTGTACCTGACGTTTTTATAGTAGGTCCTAGATATTTGTGCAGGTATAAATCAGTGCCCCCAGCTTGAAACATCTCGCTAGCTTGGCGATCTATAAACTTATAATCTTGCCCACGTTCGGGCTTGTATAGGGAAAGTCTTGGCATATGATATTTATCGTTAGATAAATATGAGTGGAGACCAAAATATGGACGATCTAGCACCTTCAACACAAAGTAACAGCACAATTGAGCGAAATAAGGTATTTGATTACGTTAAAGCCATGCTGGGCGATGGCATGGTTGAAGTAGAATTAGATCCTATCCACTACGAAACTGCACTAGATCGATCACTAAATCGTTACCGTCAAAAAAGTCCCAACGCAGTAGAAGAAAGCTACAGTTTTTTAGAATTAATACAAGATCAAAACGAATATAGATTACCTGATGAAATTATCACAGTTAGACAGGTTTTTCGTAGAGCAATCGGATCGAGAACGGGTATGGGTGCAGGTGGAACATTGTTCGAACCATTCAACTTGGCGTACACAAACACGTACTTGATGAGCGGAAGCATGATGGGCGGTTTAGCAACATACGATATGTTTGCAGGCTATCAGAAATTAGTCGGTAGAATGTTTGGTAGTTATATTGAATTTAGTTGGAAGCCAACAAGTCATATTTTAAATATATTACAACGACCATTTGCCCAAGGCGAACAGATCTTAATTCAAAGCTATAATTTTCGTCCTGATTGGGTTTTATTACAAGACACATATGCTAAACAATGGCTTAAGGATTATACCCTAGCAGTTTGCAAAAGTATGCTAGGTGAAGCTCGTAGTAAATTTGGTAATATTGCAGGACCAGGAAGTGCTATCACGTTAAATGGTACTGCTTTAAAAGGTGAAGCTGAAAAAGAATTTGAAAAATTAGATAAAGAAATTGACACATATGTAGCTGGCGGCACCGGTTATACATTTGTATTAGGTTAAGGAATAGTTATGGCAATTAAAATCTCACAATTACCATCAACAAGCGTACTTGCCGATACTAATGTATTTCCAATAGTCGCTAATGTAGCTAGTACACTAACTAGCCAACAGTCTACTCTAGCAGTTCTTAAAAATTATGTACTGGCCGGAAATGCCGCCACAACTACAAAATTAGCCACAGCACGTAATATTAATAATATTCCATTTGATGGTACTGCTGACATTACTATTACAGTTTCAGTTACAAACGTATTACATGCTTTTTCAGTAGCTGCCAATGGCGACTTAATGTACTATCAAGTCACTGATACAAATATAGACTTGCAAGACAGCAACGGAACAGATGTATATTATACTACTGATTTGGGCACTGACAAATATAATTACAGTGTCAACGCCAGCGGTAATTTAATAGTTACATTCACCAGCTAAATATTGGAATACAGGATAAAAAATGAGTATAACCACAGTAAACCTAGGTAAAATAAGATTAAATTGGAAAGGCCCATGGGCTACTACCACAGCATATGTAGTCAATGACGCTGTCAGTTATGGCGGTTCAAGCTATGTATGTATTGTAGGACATACTAGCGGAACATTTGCAACAGATCTAGCTTCTGCTGATTGGCAACTAATGGCGCAAGGCGCAAGTCAAAATACCACTGCAGGTGATATTACATATTATGGCGCAAGCGGAAATGCAAGATTACCAATTGGTACTGCTGGACAAGTATTAACAGTTAATTCAAGTGGATATCCTAGTTGGGGTAATCCTAATGCTGAAGGTAATGTTTATTATGTAAGTGATGACTCGGGTCTCGATACTAACAACGGTACTAGTCTTAATGCGGCATTTAAAACTCTAAGAAAAGCCTGTGATACAGTTACTGGCCCTGCAACAATCTATGTCAAAGCAGGTACCTACAACGAAAAATTACCTATTACAGTTCCAGCTAACGTTACTATTGTCGGCGACGGAATGCGTAATACTGTTATCACGCCATTATTAGGATCAGCATCAACTACTTATACACCGTCTGGCAGTTCAGGAACAACTTTAAAAGTAGCAAGTACTAGCGGTATTGCAGTCGGCATGACTATTACTGGTACTGGGTTTGCATCTGCACAAAAAGTTACAATCGTAGTTGACAGTACTACCTTAACAATATCTGCAATTCCTGATACAACACCAAGTGGTACATTAACATTTAGACATTTAAGTACTGATGCAAGTCCAGTGACTAACAATTTAAGTACTATGTTTTATCTTAGTGATCAGACCATGTTACAAGGGTTGTTACTACAGGGAATGACAGGATTTACTGCTGGTTCAACGGCTAATGATATTACAACTGCTACTATTGGTGGAGTTTATCTACGTTTAAATCCAGCAAGTCCTATCGCTAATAAATCACCGTATATTAAAGATTGTACAGCACAAAGTTCGGGCGGTGTTGGTGCCATTGTTGACGGTAGTGTACATGGTAGTGGTTACAAGTCAATGGTATTCTGGGCCTATAATATCGTTATGGATAACGGTGTAGGTATCTATGCAAAGAATGGCGGACGTATTGAAGCAGTAAGCGTGTTCACATACTTTGCCTACTTTAGTTATGTAGCCAGCGGAGGCGGACAGATCCGTAGTATTGCAGGTAATAGTAGTTATGGCACTTATGGTGCTGTAAGTCTAGGCTATGACACAACAGAAACAGCAGTAACAGCTACCGTATATGGAGGCATGTTAACCTATAACAATGCATTGGCTACCGGCACGTTTGCACAAGGTGAAACAATTACTCAAGCGACTAGCGGAGCACAAGGTGTAGTAACCAGTGTCCAAACCGGATACTTGTATTATAAATTAACTAGTGGAACTTTTAACACTACTAACTTAGTAACTGGCGGCAGTAGCGGTGCTACTATGACTCCGACAGTAGTTGGCGGACAAGCCAACTATGTATTAGTTTTAAGTTCACTGAGCGCGGTTCCACAAGTTGGTGCAAGTATCCAGTTTGCTACAGGTGATACAAGTGCTTATGTTATTTCAGCAACTAGTACCGCAGTGGTTAATAGTGTAACTGTTTACATTATCACACTGGCTCAACAAAAAGTTACGCCAAGCACTGACGGTACTATTGCTAACATTCGTTACAATTTCAGCTTAGTCAGACTGCAATCACATGATTTCTTATACATTGGAACAGGCGGCATTTCAGCTACTAACTATCCAAACATTGTGGCTGCTAACGCGGTTCCGAGTAATCAAATTGTTTACACATTCCCAGGTCGTGTTTATTATGTAAGTACAGACGAAAAAGGAAACTTTAATGTAGGACAATACTTTTCTGTTAACCAAGCAACAGGTAGCGCAACACTTAATGCTAGTGCATTCAACTTGAGTGGCTTGACCAGCTTGCGACTAGGTTCGATTGGTGCTCAATTAGGCGCACAAATTAATGAATTTTCAACAGATGGCACACTGAGTCAAAATAGTAATCTTAAAGTCCCGACACAAAATGCAGTCACAACATATTTAGGTGCGGCATATCAGAGTATTAGTCCTGCAACCACCGCCACATACGATCTAGGATCTTCTAGCTATAAATGGAAGGACATTTATGCCAGCGGTAACCTTAATATTGCTACAGGTATTACTACATCAAATACTGGAACGGTTAGTTTACTCAATACCACAGCAACTACTATCAACTTTGGTGGTGCGGCAACTACTTTAAGTATTGGAGCAAGTACTGGTACTGCTACGATCAATAATGCAAACGTAGTTATCACAGGCAACTTAACAGTCAACGGTACAACTACTACCGTTAATTCTACTACAGTTACAGTTGATGACATTAATATTGAATTAGGAAGTGTTGCAAGTCCAACAGATACTACAGCCAACGGTGGCGGCATTACTCTTAAAGGTGCTAGTGACAAGACAATTATCTGGGACAGTGCTAATAATAATTGGACTTCATCAGAAAACTGGAATATTGCTACCGGTAAAACATTTAAAATTAACAACGTCACTGTATTAGATTCAAGTAACGTATTAGCATCAGCCGTTACACCGACATTAGGTGGTAATAGTACTACAGGCGTTACATTAGGCGGTAGCGGTCTAACCACAGTACAAATTGGTAATAATACCAGCGCGGCAAATACTGTTACTGTCGGTGGCGGCATCACTGGAAACACAGTAAAGATTGCCAGCACAGCAGGCGGAACAATCAATTTATCAACAGATGTTACAACTGGTACAGTTAACGAATGGGCCAGTGTTACCTCTGGTACTGTTAACTTTGCCAACGGTATTACAACTGGTACACTTAATATTGCAGGAGGCAGTGGCGCCAGCAACGTTAACATTAGTAATGCTAACGGTACAACTACGATCAAAGGTACACTATCATTTGCTGGATCAACAAGCGGTACTGTAAAATTTATTGCACCAGCAACAGCAGGCACACAATCATATACACTACCAACAGCAGTTCCGGTATCAGACGGCCTTGCATTAGTTAGTACTACCGGTGGTGTATTAAGTTGGTCGGCCGCAGGTGCTACACTTGCAGACGATACATCAACAACCACCCTATACCCAGTGTTATCAACCAGTGCTACTGGTAGTTTAACATCTGCAAAAACAACAGCAAGTAAATTAACATTCAACGCATCTTCTGGTAATTTAAGTGCTACACAATTAACAGGCACGATTCAAACTGCAAGTCAACCTAATATTACAACATTAGGGGGCGTAACTAGCATTGGTGCAAGTGGTAGTGCAACAATAACTGGCACATTACAAACTGCCGCCCAAACAAACATTACATCTGTTGGAACACTTTCTAGTTTAACAGTATCGGGTACATCTGGAGTAACTTCATTTACTGGAACTACGTCATTAGGACTTACTGTTAGAGGTTCTACTAGCTCAAATGACTACTCGGGTATAGATTTTAGATCAACAAATGGAAATAGTGGCTCAAACGCAATAGCTCGAATTGCTGTTATTGCCGCGGGGTCTGGTAGTAGTATGCTTTTTGGTACATCAAACAGTTATGGAAGTGGCATCACCAATACAGGTATGACCTTAGACTATAGCGGTAATGTTACAGTGGCAGGTACAATTACTTCAAACTCGGATGCAAGATTAAAAACTAATGTTGAAACAATTACTGGAGCATTAGATAAAGTACTAGCACTACGCGGTGTAATGTATGATCGTATTTCAACAGGCGCACATGAAATGGGTACCATAGCGCAAGAAGTTGAACAGGTTGTTCCAGAACTGGTATTCACAGATGCAGACGGTATTAAGTCTGTCGCATATGCCAATACTGTTGCATTGTTGATCGAAGCTATTAAAGAACAACAAAAACAAATCGACGAATTAAAAGGTAAAATCTAATGGCAATCGTTATAGATGGTGGGGGCGGAACTATATCGGGCATCGGCACTGATGGATTTTCAGCAGGAACAATTAGCACAACTAGTCTTGCGGCGAACGCAGCCACTGGTGTTAAAATGGGGTATGCTGGTGCAGTTGTACAGACACAAATATTAAACTCAACTACAAGGGCAACAGGTACTGGTAGTAGTATGTCTGAAGTTAGTAGTAGTTATAGAGTAAGTATTACGCCATTATTTTCAAATAGTGTAATGTTAATTTCATACCATATACCGACTGGTTGGGGAACTGACTGGGCGGCGAACTATGTGATGCGTGTAAGTGCTAAAAGATTTGTCAGTGGATCAGCACAAGATATTAGTTCAGTGGGTGTTACTAATGGCACTAGAACGCTAGTAGCAGGATATCATCAACGCCCCGGCAATGGTTATGACTATAATGACATGCAGGTATGGGCATATCAAGTTATTGATTTACCTAATACCACATCAGCAATACAATATGGATTTTATGCCAGCCAAGAAGGCGGCACAGTCTACTATGGTTATAGTCGAGACGGCAACGGCTCGTGGGGTTGGGATGCCAATATTGTAATCATGGTTCAGGAGATTAAACAATAATGGCTATTACTATTAGTGGAACAACAATTACAGGACTTAACGCTGGCGGATTACCAGCAAACTCTGTTGGTACCAATGCCTTAGCCAGTAGTGCCATTACCCAAGCTAAATTGGGTGCAGGCACAGTACTACAAACAACGTACTTAAATTCAACAACTAGAACTACTCATGCTCCTGGTAACACACTAGGTGAACCTAGTAGTAGCTATAGATGTAGTATAACACCATTGTACACCAATAGTATTATTAAAATTACCTATCACGTGCCCTGGAACATGGGCGGTAGCTGGGCAGTAAACTATCTTGTAAAATTCAGTGCCAAACGTTGGATTGGCGGTGCAGGTGCAACTGATCTAAGTTCAGTAGGTGTTAGCAACGGCAGTAGATGGTTAATGTCTGGCTATGCTGATCGCCCACACAACGGATATGACGGAAATGATATGAACAACTGGGGTTGTGTATTATATGATGCTCCAAACACTACTAGTGCGGTACAATATGGATTTTATGCTGGTACCGAAGGTGGAACAATGTACTATGGTTATAGCGCATATTCAGGCGGAGGATTTGCCTGGGATGCAAACATTGTTATAACTTGTCAGGAGATTAAACAATAATGGCTATTACTTTTAACGGATCAGCAGGAACAGTTACGGGCGGACAAACAGATCCGGTTCCTGCAGGCTCTATTACAACAGCTACACTTAATAGTGCCGCGGCCACTGCCGCTAAGATGTCATTCTCTGCTGGACAAGTTGTGCAAATGCAATATCTTAACTCAACTACTCGTGTTAGTTTAACATGTACTAATACATTTGCAGAACCTAGTAGTAATTATAGAGTTAGCATTACTCCTGTGTATTCAAACAGTCTAATGGTTATATCGTATCACGTAGCGCATTCTTACCCAAGTTGGCCTGCGCCAAACTATATCGTTAGATATAATGCTATAAGAGTTGTATCAGGATCAGCAAACAATCTTACCAGTTGCGGGAATCAAAGCAATAGTGGTGCAACTAGAGCAGGTATGGCTGGATATAGTACTCGTGCGAGCAATGGCAATAACGGTTCGGACGGTGGAAATTTTACCTGCGTACTGATAGATTCGCCGGGTACTACTAGTGCTATATCGTATGGTTTTCAGGTGGCTACAGAAGGTAGTACACAAACGTTAGGTTTTGGATACTCTGTAGACCAAGGTGCAGGTAACAGTATGGATTCTAACATCGTAATTACCGTACAAGAAATTAAACAATAATAAGTAAACAAGGAATAATAAAAATGGCAAACATTATAACAGCACTATCAAGTTTAATTCACGGAACTCCTTGGCGTTTTGAAGGGAAAGCTGACGAAGTAAATTCAGAAGCAGGATTCTATTCAGGATTCTATATTGGTAAAGGTACACATGCTGATGGTTCAACAGCGTTTTCTGCAGACCCAGCTGATTTTCCAGTAACTTGGAGTCAAATTCAAGCAGAAATTATTCGACTACAAGCAGTCGAAGAATCAATCACCCATCAACCTTTAAGACGACTTGAATATCCTTCAGTCGGCGATCAGTTAGATGCATTATATCATGCGGGAGTATTCCCTGCAGATATGGCTGCTAAGATCAAAGCAGTTAAAGACAAGTATCCAAAGCCTTAAGAGGATTTAATGAGTAGCCTAGTAGCGATATTTCAAACACTATTATATTGTAAAGATTTAGAAGATTTTAAATCATTAAATCCGCAGTATGCTACTAGGATACAAGAATTAAAAAAAGAATTTGCAACCGATCGTGCTAATTGGATTTGCAATACTTACACTACATTAAATTCTTACGATTTAAAGTCAGATCCTCTTTTTCAATCATTAGTCGACGCAATCACTGCTGAAGTCATGCAATTTGGTGCAAGCTATGGCATTATAGGTAAAAAAATAATCTGCACCGATGCTTGGGCAAACATAGCGGCACCCGGTGACTTTCAAGAATATCACGCACATCCTAACAATCATTTTAGCATTGTTTATTATGTGCAAGTTCCTAAAAATTCAGGTGATATACACTTTAAAAGTACTGAGGCATTTTTTGATAACTGTCCGCTACCCTGTAAAGAAGATTCAATGTTTCCTGCAAGTGCTCATCAAATTCGAGTACCAGCTAAAGAAGGTATGTTAGTAGCATTTAGAGCTAATCTACAACACATGGTATCACAAAATCTCAGCAATGAAGATCGAATTAGTATTTCAATGAATTTTAAATATCAATAAAAATCTCAGCAGGCCGGCACAATGATATATATTGTACTGTAGAGGATTATAGCATGATCACAATCAAATGGGCACCTACAGATAATGTAAACGGTGCCCATTCACATTTTAACATCACACATTTTGAACCAGAACCCTTGTTCAAATATGTAAAATCATCACGAGTTGACAGCGAATTTCTAATGTGTCCTGCCATGTCAGGATATTTTAAAAATACGTTTGTGCTTAAATGTCCTTATGATTTTAAAGTACAACCAGAGTTTAAAACCAACAGGATAGCAGTAGAAGGTATTAATCCAAATTATATCATAGTTAGTCAACGGTCGCATGCTAGCGATCCTATGATAGTTAGTTTTCCTCCACGTTATATTTTTATAACTGACGCAGACAAGCCTGTTAAGTGTACTGCATTACCTTATTTTTTTGCACCAAGTTCTGTAGGATTTGTTCCCGGAGCATTTACAATAAACAACTGGATACGTCCTCAAAATTACGGGGTAGAAATTTACAACGATCAACCTATCGAATTTCGTAGAGGACAGCCCTTGTATTGTGTACAGTTTACCACAGAAGACGATGATACTGTAAGGCTCGAACAAACTGTGGTAACACCTGAACTACAACAAGTGATGAATGCTTGTCTCCAAGTCAAACGAGATTTACCAGGCACTAATCTCAATGCACTGTACAAGATGGCTAAAAATTATGTTGGATTAATGAAGCAGAGAATTTTCCGTGACTAAACTATTGCAAATAACCGATCCCTGGAGTCCAGTAATTTTTAAAGACCACTATGATGGGTTGGACTGGGCTTCTGTTAAACCTCGAGTAGATGCATTAATTGACAAAGTTACTCGAAATACTAGCCTTGAAAAAGGTGGTGGCATTAGCACTGTAGATTTGCAAGACGATCCTGTTGATCAGCCACATACTTGGACCGAGTTTGATCAACTAAGGCAGTGGATCATGCCTAGGATTGACGAAGCCGTAGCTCTATGGAAACTGACCAATCAGCGTTACGAAGTTACTAACAGTTGGGTTAATAGACACGATAAGGGTGCATGGACTGACGAACATACACATCCGGGTGTACAAATAGCAATAGCATTTTATCTATATGCTCCTCCTAATAGCGGCCGCATTATGTTTAGAGATCCTTTAGCATATCATTGGGCGGGCCAACCTAGCGAATACAGACATACTACAGGTTCAGAATGGTATCCAGTAGACATAGCTACTGGTGACTTGTTTATATTTCCAGGTTGGCTACCTCATAAAACAGAAGTCAATCAATCTAATGAAAGTCGTTATGTTTTTACTGTAAATTTAATAGGACAAGTTCCATTAAAACTTTGGCGAAGAAATATTTGACCTTGTAATCTAACTGTTATATACTAGAGCTACTTTTAGGAGGCTTTATGATTATTGGAGTTTGTGGGTTTATTGGTTCAGGCAAAGACACTATTGCTGATTATTTGACTAACTTCTATGGATTCCGACGAGAAAGTTTTGCTAACACACTAAAAGATGCAGTCAGTATGGTCTTTGGTTGGGATCGAACTATGTTGGAAGGTCGCACTAAACAAGCTCGTGAATGGCGAGAACAAGTAGATACTTGGTGGGCAGAACGTTTAGAAATGCCCGACCTTACTCCTCGGCTAATGCTACAACTTTGGGGAACAGAAGTGTGTCGTCGAGGGTTTCACGACGATATCTGGATTGCCAGCCTAGAAAATAAACTACGTAACAGCCGAGATGATATTGTAATTTCAGACTGCCGTTTTCCTAATGAGATCAAATCAATAAAAGAAGCAGGAGGCATTGTTATCCGTGTAAAACGTGGTCCTGAACCTGAATGGTATGATGATGCGATTAATGCTAATCGTGGAGAAAGTGGTAATTTTGCATGGGCCACTAGCAGAACAAGGCTTGAAAAACTAGGCATACATGCTAGCGAAACTGCTTGGGTCGGAACTAAGTTCGATCATGTGTTTGACAACAATGGCAGTATCGATGACCTATTTGCTCAAATTAAAGATCTGGTATCAAGTCGCCCTGACGCCAGCGAACTCCCTCTTTATGCAGGATTCGAGCACAGTTAGAACATACAGTTTTTAAGTTAGCATGTTGACAGTTATTAAGATTTCCGTCAACATGAAAAACCATAAAAATTTCTTTATGCGGTGATCTAACTCCGCATTTATCACACATATTTTTCAATATATAGCCAGCATTAACCCATCGTGGTTGTTTAACACCACGACTACATGGTCCGCACTGGCTTCTATAAAACGGTTTTCCATTTTTGTAGTAATTAACTGCTACAGGATATCGTCCGCAAGTACATAAAGGTCTCATATTTTATTTAAGCCTTTTTGCGGCCTTTTTATCAGCGTATAATAACTACAAAAAAGCCAAAAGCTATAAATACATGAACAGCATGTCATCATGGAGATTACAATATGGCTCAACTTAGTTCACCAGGCGTAAGCGTAACCGTTATAGACGAATCGTTCTATACACCCGCAGCCGCTGGAACAGTACCTTTATTCATCGTTGCTTCTGCTAGCAACAAACAAAACGGAGCTGGTACAGGCACAGCACCAGGAACACTAGCCGCTAACGCCGGCAAAGTGTATTTGTTAACAAGCCAAAAAGATTTGTCGGATACGTTTGGTATTCCTAAATTTTATACAGATTCAGGAAACAATCCGATTCATGGTGGCGAATTAAACGAATACGGTTTAGAAGCTGCCTACAGTTTCTTAGGAGTTAGCAATCGTGCATTTGTTGTACGTGCTGATTTAGATCTAGGTCAACTTGTAGCTAGTTCAACTGCACCGACAAGTCCACCATCAGATGGCACATATTGGTTAGACACAGCTAATACTAAGTGGGGATTATTCCAATGGAACTCTGCTAGTGCAACTACTACTGGCGGTCAACAATTTGCCGTTCAAAATGTAACAGTTATCACAGATTCAACTTTAGTTAGTAGTGGAGTCCCATTAGCTAGCTATGGAAGTATTGGACAATATGCAATCGTAGCAACAACTACACTATTAAAAATGTACATGAAAAAGTATCAAACAGATACAGCGGCAGGTACTTGGGTGGAAGTTGGTACAAGTAACTGGGTAGCAAGCTGGCCGGCAGCAACAGGTAACATACAGAATCCAACTTTGTTAACTGGTGATAGTATTGTAGTTAATGGTACTACATTTACTGGCGTAACAACACTATCAGCATTATCAACAGCGATTAATGCCAATGCTACAATGATTTCCGCAGGTATTAAAACAGCAGTAATTAATAATTACTTGAATTTTTATTCAGCAGGTACAAACGCAGGTTACAGTTCTGCTCCAACAGGCAGTATTACAATTAGTGGTACAACTGTAGCTAAAGTAGGTTTAAATCAAGGGTCAAACCTAGCCGCAACTGCTTGGATTTACCTTGCACCGGGATTGAGTATTGCTCCGCATACATCAGTTCCTTTATACAAATCTACTGACACGACAACTAGTGTTAACGGTTATCCAACAGGTTCATTATGGATTAAAACAACATCAGCTAATCTAGGTTCAGATTATATTCTACAAAAATATAATGCCGCTGCCTCAGCATTCCAAGCACAATCAGTTGGATTGTATGCTAACGGAAGTACAGCATTGAATAATTTAGATCCAACTGGTGGTGGTATTAATCTAGCTGTCGGTAAAGTCTATGTCAAATATAACGATGATGAAGCAACACCTGCACTGCCTCATTTTAAATTCTATATCCGTTCAGGAGTAGGTGCAACTAGAATTATCTCAAACATAATTGGCGCAAGTACATTTACATCTGGTACTAATACATTTACAATTTCAGAAAGTGTATTAGGTAGTTCAACAATGACTACCGCAGTATCAGTTTCGTTTACTGCAACCGCCGCTTCGTCAGATGCCGGTCTATTGCTAACAGCATTAACAGCCGCTGGATTAACCAATGTTCAGGCAAGTTTAAACAGCGATAATTCGATTACTATCAGTCACAAACTTGGTGGTGAAATTCGTTTAGTAGACACTGCTAACGATCCTTTAAGCAAGCTATTCTCAACTACAACTACTGCTAACTTTTTTGCTAATCCAAATGGCACAGCTAAAAACTATATTGCAAGCCTCTGGAGTCCAACAGTATCTGGGTCAGGTTTTGTAACAGTTTCTGATTCTGCTCCAACAAGCATTCCTGCAGATGGTCAATTATGGTACGATAGTGCTCTTAACGATGTTGATATTTTAATCAACAACGGTACTACATGGCAAGGTTATCTAAATTACACACAAAATCAAGCAGGTGGTACAACTTGTGATCCAGCCGGACCAATAGTAAGTGCTACCCAACCAACTGTACAAAGCGATGGTACGCCATTAGCTAATGGCGACTTGTGGATTAGTACTGCAAACGTTGAAGAGTTTCCGCAGATCTACAAGTATAACTACTTGACAAAGACTTGGGTATTAGTTGATAACACAGATCAAACAAGTGAAAATGGCGTTGTATTTGCAGATGCTCGTTGGGGATCATCTGGTGCTAATTCTGGTACAGCCGCTAGCATCGTTTCATTGTTATCGAGCAACTATTTTGACCCAGACTGCCCGAGCCCAGCACTATATCCAAAAGGTATGTTGCTATGGAACTTGCGTAGAAGTGGTTACAATGTTAAGAAATATGTAAAAAATTATATCAACACTGGTTTACGTAACGTAGTTTATAACAACGAAGTAATGACTAGTTACTATGCTAATCGTTGGGTTTCACAAGCACCTAATGATTATAAAGGTGCAGGACAGTTTGGCCGACATGCTCAACGTGCAGTTGTACTTAAAGCATTGGTTGCTCTTTGTAACGAAAATCAACAGATCCGTGATGAAGAATCACGTGTGTTTAATCTAATGGCATCACCTGGATATCCAGAAATGATTCAACCATTAGTTACTTTAAATTATGATCGCGGATTAACAGCATTTGTAGTCGGAGATACACCAGCACGGTTAACACCAGATGCAACAACATTAAACAACTGGGGTCAGAACGTTAATAACGCTGCCGACAACGGAGATGATGGACTTGTTACAACAGATCCATACTTGGGTGTTTATTATCCATGGGGTTATACAACAGACTTGTTGGGTAATAACATTGTTGTTCCACCAAGTCATATGATGTTACGTACAATCGCATTAAATGATAACGTAGCTTATCCATGGTTTGCACCAGCCGGTGTACGTCGTGGCGGTATTACTAATGCTAGCTCAGTTGGATATATCGATGCACAGACTAGCGAATTCCAAGTTACAGCATTGAATACAGGACAACGCGATACACTAGCCGGTATTCATGTTAACCCATTAACATATTTGACAGGCACTGGATTAGTTGCTTACGGACAATATACACGTCAGCTAACAGCAAGTTCATTGGATCGTATCAATGTTGCTCGTTTAGTTGTTTATCTACGTCGTCAATTATCACTATTGGCTAAGCCGTATGTATTTGAACCGAATGATACAATTACACGTAACGAAATCAAACAAGCCGCAGAACAATTATTATTAGAACTAGTTGGCCAACGTGCTATCTATGACTTCTTAGTAGTTTGCGATACTAGTAACAATACGCCTGCTAGAATCGATCGAAGCGAACTTTATTTAGATATCGCGATTGAACCAGTTAAGGCTGTGGAATTCATCTACATTCCATTGCGTTTGAAGAATACCGGCGAAATCAAAGGTCTAGGTTAATACCTAATTAGGAGAACAATTAAATGTCAATCGCATCATTATCAAGATTCACAGTACCGCTAGCTAGTAATCAAAGCAGTGCCACTCAAGGCATGCTAATGCCAAAACTAAGCTATCGTTTTAGAATTAGTTTTGAAAACTTCGGTGTTAGCGGAAGTACTGTTGAATTAACAAAACAAGTAGCAGAGGCAGCTCGTCCAAACGTAAAATTTGAAGATAAAACTATCGAAGTTTACAACAGTAAAATTCACTATGCAGGCAAACCAACATGGCAACCTGTAACAATCAAACTACGTGATGATGTAACTAACGCTGTTACTAAACTAGTTGGTGAACAAGTTCAAAAGCAATTTGATTTCTTTGAACAAAGTTCAGCGGCAAGTGCAGGTGATTACAAGTTCTTGCTACGTATCGAAATGCTCGACGGCGGAAACGGCGCAGAAACTGTTAACGTCTTAGAAGAGTGGGAATTATACGGGTGCTATGTTGATAGCGCAAACTATCAAGCATTGAAATATGCCGGTGCAGATGTACAAATGATCGATCTTTCAATCCAGTATGATAACGCACAGCAAATTATTCCAGCAGGTGGATTAGGTAATCCAGGATTCGTACAAACTCGCGGCACAGCAGTAACAGGTGCTGGCGGTTCAAGTCCGGCTTAATAATTAACCCACTTAGGTGGGTTTTTTATTGGGTCATCATTATCTGACCATATTATGATACTTATAAATACTGTATGGCCTTTACACCTAACAACTTACTAAAAAATTCGTCTAATATATTGTTGCGTGACCAACGTCATGCGGCTAGATTGTTTGCAGATGATCAGTTCCGTTTAGCACCAAAAGCTAAATGGATATTTCATGTGACATTTAGCATTAACAGTGGCACATTAAAAACTATTGACATTGCGCAAAAACATGGGAATGAAATAGGTATGCTGGTCAAGAGTGTAACTTTGCCAAAGTTTACTGTAGCAACTGATCAAGTTAATCAGTATAATAGAAAAAAACAAATACAAATTCAACACAAATACGAAAGTTCGACAATCGTATTTCATGATGATAACATGGGGTTGATTAATCAACTATGGCAGAACTATTATAGTTATTATTTTGCAGACTCGACTTCTGCTAAAAAACCAGGTGCATATAATAGAAACGCTATTCGAAATTCTGACAGTATTACTAACAGATTTGGATTAGATAACGGTGCTACGACGCAATTTTTTAACTACATTCGAATCTATCAAATGGCCCGACATGAGTACATTAGTTATACGTTACATAATCCTATTATTCAAAGTTGGGATCATAATAAAGTAGCCTATGAAGATAAAAATTTTAATGATTTTTCTATGTCAGTAGGCTATGAATCGGTAAGTTATGATTCAGGTCTAGTTGAACCGGGGGTCGAACCGATTGGATTCGGTGCTGAGCACTATGATTCTACTCCAAGCCCATTAGCACCCAACGGCTCTTTAAATACAATAAGTCCTAATTTTTTAAATACATCATCAGTTACTAATAATAGTGCTAGCTTCTTAGCGAATCTAGTGGCAACAAACAATACCTATCAAAATAATCCCGAGCAAGTATCAACATCACCAAACTTAGGGATATCAACGGCACAACCTAGTCAGTCCACTGGCGGGATACAAGATACAAAATTTCCAACAACGTCTACTAATAATTCTACAGTAGCCACTAACTCTAATGTAGGAACAGGATAATATGTCAAGTAATTTACCAAAAATTAATAGTTCAACTTCTGATACAAGAGAATTTTTTGATAAATTTTTCACTAATCAAGTAAGTTTTCCAGCGGGTGAAATTGATGCTACTGTAGGTTTTTTTCTAAAACGTGGATTCGATCAAGAAAGTGCTAGAAGCACGAGCATTGTTCTATTAAATCAAGCTCGGCTTGATGGAGTAGCTGTTTTTAAATTAATCGATACTTTAAGGTCGTTAACAGATGTACAACTAAGTCAGGTTGTAGCACAAGTTCTTAATGCGTACAGAGAAAAAACAAGCCTATTAGGTTACAGAATTGCTCCTGTAGTAAATCTCTACGAAACACGCAACATATTAGTATAACATGGCTAGCAAATTTGCACATGGCAAGTTTACAATGCGCCACCCTGAAAAGTATGTAGGTACAAAGATGCCTACGTATCGATCTAGTTGGGAATGGAGTTTTATGAACTTCTGCGATACAAATGTTAACATAGCCAAGTGGGCTAGTGAGGCTATACAAATACCATATAGAGATCCTCTCACTGGAAAGCAAACAGTTTATGTACCCGATTTCTTTATTCAGTATAAAGATAAATTCAATCATGTACTAACTGAACTAATTGAAATTAAACCAGCTAGCCAAACTATACTAGAACGTGTGGGCAAGAACAAATACAATCAAGCCCAATTTATTAAAAATCAAGCCAAATGGGCGGCAGCTAGTGCTTGGTGTAGACAGCAAGGAATTAAGTTTCGCATTATCAATGAAAATGATCTTTTCCATACAGGTGTGTGATAAGTAATAGTATGACTAAAAAACTTGAAGATTTGTTAAATCTGCCCGAAAGCAAAAAACTGGTTAAAGAAGAGGAAAAGAAAAAACCTCAACCTTTGGCCGCCGCACAGCCCTTGTTAAGGGATATTAGTGAATTTGATAAGATCTCAGCCGCATTGCCTGCTGTTAAGGGACTGGGCGATGCAAGCGATTCAGAATTCGATGCCCTGGCTCAACGTGCTACAGATGCCTATGATGACTTAATGGACTTAGGCATGAATGTAGAAGCACGTTATAGTGGGCGAATTTTTGAAGTAGCGGGGGGTATGCTTAAAAATGCTATCGATGCTAAAGCCGCAAAAATTGATAAAAAGCTAAAAATGATAGAGTTACAGCTTAAAAAGCAAAAGTTGGATCAAGAATCTGTAAATAGTGACGAAGGTGTTACCTTAAGCGGAGATGGTTATATTCTCAGTGACCGTAATAGTCTTCTTGAAAAACTTAAAAATATGAATAAATAATGTATCAGGACTAGACCATGAAATCATTCAAAGAATACCTAGTAGAAAATAAAAAAATCTACAAATTTAAAATTAAAGTCGTAGGCGATTGCCCTAAGGACTGCGCTGAAAAGATCAAGCTGGCACTATCTGAGTATAGTTGTGCTTCTGTTGGTACAGCTAAAACTACTCCTATCAGCGCAAATCACAAAGATTTTCCAGAACACAAAAATGTTGCAATGTCAGTATTTGATGCAACTACGCACTATCCAGCAACTAGCGAACAGATTCTTAATAAAGTTGCACAAGGATTAGGAATGAGTCCTGGTAGTGTTAAAGTCCTTAACGAAAAAGAACAAGAAGAAGTTGCGTTGAATCATGCTAATGATGAAGCAACTGGCGAAGCAATTGGCGGTACTGACTATGAAAAAGCAGATCATCAAGATCTAGTCGGCGATAAGCGTTTGCAATTCTTAAAATCATTAAAGAATGAAGAAAAGTTCAAACAGGTTACTGGCATTAATGACGACTTATTAGCTAAGACTATGCCTAAAGCTGATACAAAAATTAAAGCCCAAGAAACTAAAATTAATACAGTTGGTACATTTAGCAAGAAAAAAGTTAATCTAGTTCCTGTTAAACATAAAAACAGCCTTAACGTTGCGGCTAAGGTAAAAGGAAAATAATATGAATTTTTACGATCTAAGTGCAAAGTTAAGAGCAATCGACGAATCATCAGTTGCTGAATGCGGCGATATGATGCCCTCAATGATAGCACATGCTCCACAACAATCAAATTCAGTTACTATGAATGTAAGCATGAATGGTAGCGGTGCTGGTGGTATCAAAGACCTAATGGATATCCTACGCAATATTGAACAAGCCGCTGAACATGATCATCAAGAACCTATGGTTGCTGAACCACATCATGTTGGGCATGACCATGATGACAATGTTGATATTGTATTAGGCACAGCAGATGAAGATATGCTTGCTGATCCGCACAAACAACATGGTGCTGGTGCAGGTGATGAAAGTTATGGTAACAGTGCTCCTGGCGGCAGTGATGCACACCAATTTGGTATAGATTCAGTTACACGTCACGGTGATGACATGCACAGCAAAGGATCAGTAAAACGTCTACGTGTTAACGGTGGTGAGAACCCATTGCAAGAAGGTCTAGTAGAAAGACTACAAAGTTTATATCAAGCAATCAAAGAAGCCGAAGGCCCTGCAATGCCTAACCAAGCTACTAATCATATAGTACAAAATGTTAAGCCTCAAGCAAAACGCCCAGGGCTTGCTCCTAGCGGCGATCCTAAACTATACGATATACAAGTATGGTTGAATAATGAACGTGGATACAATTTACCAACTGACGGTTTGAATGGACCACTAACTAAAAAAGCATATGATAAAGCTATGAATTTCCACAATACAGCCCAGGACTTGGAGCATCCAGATGCCGCAAGCATGGCTCAAAAAATTGGTAGTGCGTTAGGTAGCGGAGTAGATTGGATCGAAACAGCTTGGAGAAATCTCAAGAAAGGGTTTCATAGTTCTTCTCCATCAGCGCCTCCATCTATGGAAGAAGGCAAACGCCAAATGAGTCGTGCAGCCAAAGGCATAAAGAAATATGGTAAAGATGGTATGCAGGCATTGCGTGATGCAGAGGCAGAAGGCAAGGACTTAGAACCAGTACGTGCTGAATACAACAAATATAAAAAGTAATTCGTCGCAGTTAGCACTCTGTTTCCAGTGCCAAATAGCTCCTTCGGGGGCTATTTTTTTATGTAAATAAGCGTATGGCAAAATCATTAGATGGTGTATTAACCAAAAAAGCTCACAGCAAAGAAAAGTTCACGGAAGAACAAGTTGAACATTTGTTAAAATGTTCCGACCCTGTCAACGGGTATCAATACTTTGCCGAACACTTTTTCTACATCCAACATCCTGTCAAAGGCAAGATGCTGTTTGAACCGTATGAGTATCAGGAACGATTGTTACAAAGTTATCATGACTTTCGTTTCAACATCAATATGCTGCCGCGTCAAAGCGGCAAGACCACTTGTGCATCAGCTTATCTGCTTTGGTTCGCCATGTTCCATCCGGATCAAACCATCCTAGTGGCCGCACACAAATACACAGGTTCACAGGAAATTATGCAACGTATCCGTTATGGATACGAATTATGCCCTGACTACATCAGATCAGGGGTTGTGAGTTATAACAAAGGGAGTATAGACTTTGACAACGGATCAAGAATTGTATCAGCTACTACTACT